ATCACTAGCAGGTGGTTGATTCGGTGCAGATGCTGTATGTGTTCTTCTTGGTTCATACTTTTCGTATGTTCTACCAGTACCACCTTTTAATATGCTTTCTTTAGCTGTGTTTTGCACCATCATTGTTCCACGAGTTACATATTCTTTAACTTTGTTATCTTTTAATCTTTTTTCTAACTTTTTGTTAAATGCTTTTAGATTGGTGATTTTTAAATCAATACTCATATTGCTACGCCTTCTTCACATAACAATTTTAAGAATCTATCTCTTTCATCAACATTTACAATACCTTTAACATTAAAGTTACGAGTACCATAAGTAACCCTACTATTAGTAGATATATTTCTCATATAACGAATTGTAACCTCGTGTGTTACCTTCTCTTGAACCATGCCTTGCCTATATGTGCTATTAGCATTAGTTGGCTTTATATTGGCGTATATAAATGTGACTGGAGAATAAGATTGTGAAAGACCACCACCTGCATCACGAGTATTAGTAGCGTTTTCTACTTTAACCCTATATCGCATCTTGCCGATACTGTTAGCCATATTAACCTAATGCCATTAATGAAGATGAGCCTAAACCTTTATGCACGACATATGGTGCATATAAAGACCTTAACATTGGTGGATAAGGCAATTTAGCATCATACATATCACCTCTATGCTCATAAAGGTAAGCTATGTGTTGTAGTATGCCTAGTCTTATTGGTTCAGGAATATTATATTGTGATGTGTAACCTGCTATATATTTAACTTCTATAGCATTAGCTACTCTTAGTGCTGTAGGAAAAGATGAGCCTGTTCTTAAAACAATTCTTGCTGGTTCTCTAGCATTGTCTACATAGTATTTAGTAGCATCCATAGTAGTAGCTGTATCTGAATCATCATAGGTCTTAACATGGGTTACAGAAGCTACTGGCGATCTTGGTAAAACTACATAGTTTTTATAATAATTAAGGTAAGGACCAGTTCTTAATCCTTCCCATAAAGGGTCAAAAGAATCTTGGAAAGCATCTAAATAAAGTATTAATGTTTGAGTCATCAAAGCTCTACCTGTGTGTTCTTCACAGAACCTTCTAGCTGTTTCTATAAAAGGTCTAATAATCCTTTCGTCAGTAGAATCATCTACTCGTAAGTATTCTTTAACTTCTTGTAATGTTACTGGCTCTTGCGTTGGTTCTACGCTTACTGTTAATCCTGCCATTAGATAAATGCTCCTATGACTTGTGATGCAATGATTAATGCATACAGACCCCAAATTTGATGTTCCATACGAACAAATCTTTTAGAACCTGATTCCATACGCCTTTCTATATTTTCATAGCGTAATGCACATATCTGTTCGTGCAATTCCAACTTAGTGAGATCAGTTGGGTTTGTTATCTCCACTTTCGGCATCTTCATCATTTACTTCCATTTCTTCAGGCAAATTCTCTTTGAGTTCTGCCATGTAATGATTGATTAGTACATCTGCTTTTTCTATTTCAAACTGTGCATTTGCAACCAATTCATTCTTTTGTTTTTGAATGATGGCTAGTTTGTTATATAAAACTTTACCTTCATCAGACATGTCATCTATAAGATATTGTTTATTAACATCTTTGTCATCTACCTTTTCAGTAAGTGTTAAAACCTTTGGTTCTTCGTTTACTGTGTTGTCATTAGCTTCTGCCATAATTAATTCTCCTAATTAAAAGTATTAGTCTATCACTATCCTTCTAATGTTTCTATTCTAGTTTTTAAATCGTCTATTATTGTTTGTTGTTCTTGTATAGCTTTTACAAGATGTACTACAAGTTTGCTGTAATCCATTTGATACATCTCTTCTTCAGAACCTGATACTGCATTTGGTACTATCTCTTTTACTTCTTGGGCTATAAGACCTTCGTCAGCTTGTCCTGATTCTTTCCAGTTATAGGCTACTGGGTTGAGTTCATTAATTACTTCAAGACCTCTAGCTTCACCTGTAACATCTTTGAGTCTTGCATCTGATGAGGTGTTGTAGGCTGTTGTAGTTCCTGTTGATGTAATATTACCGACTTCATTACCTGATGCCCCAAGTGCAAATCTAACAAAATGTCTTGCTCCACCAGCATCTGAATTATATAAGCCTAAACATTGTTTCGTGGCACTTGTTGTTTTTATTCCTAGTCCCTCCGAAGAAGAAGCTAATATTGACATTTTTTCTCCGCCCGAATAAACACCAGCAGTAGTATTTACTCTTAAGTTTCCTGAAGTATCTATGAAAACATGATTTTCACCTGTTCCACCACTTATACCAAGACCTGTAGATTGAACTTGTATACCACCCGATTGTGAACCACCTGCATAAAACTCCATAGTAGTTCCAGCACTACCACTTCTTGTAAATCTTGACTTTCCACCATTACCACTAACTTCAAGTAATTGTGCAGGACTACTAGTTCCAATTCCAACTTTGCCTGATGAGTCTATTCTCATACGTTCTGCGTATGTAGAACCATCATCAGTATAAAAAGCTAATTGACCTTTTGTGCTTTGAGTACCACTATTTCCAGTTATTGCTCTTATTTCAGCAATAACACCAGCACTACCAAAACTATTTTCAAACTCAATATTACCTACATGAAGGTCATTAGCATTACCTCTGTTGCCTGAGACTCGCAAATAACTGTCTCCTGCTGTTTCTATATGAAGATTTCTATCAGGACTATCTGTTCCAATTCCAACATTGCCTGATGAGTCTATTCTCATGCGTTCTGTACCACCAGTAAATAATCTTAAATCTCCATTAGGAATTACTATAGCTGGGGTGTTTTCATTAAGAGTTAAATTATTTTCAACTTGAAGTTCACCATTAACATGAAGCGTTTTTGAAGGACTACTAGTTCCAATTCCAACATTGCCTGATGTATCAACAGTAACTTTAGTTGAAGCACTATCAGTTCCAGTTCTAATTTGTAATCCACTTCCTGTAGAACCTAAATATGTTACTCCACTACTAACACCTAACCAAGCATGAGCATCTGTAGTATCTGTTTCACTTAAATAAACAACAGGTTTAGTTCCTTCTACTTCTAAAACTCCATTAGGAGTTGCACTAAACTCAGCAGCATTTGGACTATCAGTTCCAATTCCAACATTACCTGAATCATCAAAGGTAACTGAAGCTGTAGTGCCACCACTATTATAAAAACCTAAATCTCCATCAACATCTACACCTAGTTGCCAAGTTTCTCCACCTGATGCTTCTTCAATCGCAATAGCATGATTATTAGTGCCTGATTTAACTATTAATGGAAAGTTTGTTGTGGTCTGTATGTTTCCGATTTCAACATAAGTATCAACATAAGCTGTACCTGAAAGGTGCAGATTATTAAATCTATGTGATGATAAACCTAAACTAATAGCACCATCTCTAGCAGCACCTGCTGTACCTCTAGGTAGGATTGCATCAGAACCACCTGCAAATAAAAGAGTAGTATCATCATTACCAATATATAAATCACCACTATTTGCAGTACCAATACTTCCAACTGCTGAGCTGTCTTTACGGAAAGTAATAAGAGTTCCGTCTGAAGTCTTACGATTAATTTCAACAGGAGTATTTCCATCTCTTGTCACACCAATGAATCCACCATACGAACCTGAAGAAATAGCAACACCCACAGAGTTATTACCTGCTGGATTAGATACAGTAGTACCCACAAGCAAGTTTTGGCTACTATCAATTCTCATGGCTTCTGTTGCATTTGTAGCAAATCTCATGCTATCGCCATCATGTGCGTATTCTACATAACCTCTATATCTATCAGTTCCAGTATAACCATCTCCAAATCCTAATGAATGAGTGCCATTTGTAGGTGACCACAAAGTAATTCCACCAGTTGAGGAAGTGCTACCAACTGATAAATCAATAGTACCACCAACACCATTATTAGTTGAACCTATTGCCACACCTGATGCAGTTGTAGAAAGTTTTACTGCATTATCATGATAAAGAGATACTGCACCATCAGCTGTACAAACTATGCTTTCTTCGTTAAGTTTTGCTTGTATATGTACAGAGCCATTGGTATCGCCTAAATAGAGATTGCCTGTTGAGTTAGAGATATAAGAGTTAGAACCATCATGGTAGATTTCTAAGTCACCACCTGTTCCTATCTTTATCTTATCGTTATCACCCATAACAAGATGTGTAGCTAAAGTAACTTCACCTGTGACACCTAAAGTTCCTGAGATCGCTATATTAGTGTCTAACTTAGCACTAGTGATTGCTCCATCTACTATTAATTCTGTTGGTACTAATGTATATGCCATATTATCCCTTTAGTTCCTGTATTTCGGCTTTTAATTCATCTA